TGATATTACTTTAGCAACACCAACACCAACTGCAACTAGAACAATCACATTGCCTGATGCAACTGGCACTATTGCACTTACAAGTGATATAACGGCTTCTGGTATAAGTGATGTGGTAGAAGATACAACACCACAACTAGGTGGAGATTTAGATTTAAATTCAAATAATATTACAGGCACAGGCAACATTAGCACAACTGGAACAGTATCTATCACACATACCTCACATTCAAGCACCGATGACTGTTTACTAATTACTTCAACAAACGAATACAGTGAAGCCGCACCTGTAATCACATTGAAAAGAAACAGTAGTAGTCCTGCAGATGCAGATTATTTAGGACAATTAAAGTTCAAAGGTGAAAATGATGCAGACCAAGAAGTTGTGTATGCAAAAATTACTGCAAAAATTTTAGATGCTAGTGATGGCACTGAAGATGGTTTGATTGAATTTATGTGTAAAAAAGCAGGAAGTAATAACATTGTTGCTAGATTACGTTCTGATAGTTTACAATTATTAAACAGTACTAATTTATCTGTTGATGGTACTGTAGATGCAACTTCGTATACAGGTGATGGTAGTGGATTATCTGGTATTGCTACTAATTCTATATCACAAGGAGATACAAACGTAACATGCACTGATTCGGGTACTGGTTCAGTGGCAGTGAACATTGACGGTTCAACACATACAACATTTAATAGTAGTGGTGTAACTTTACAAACTGGCGTGTTTAGCGGTACTGCAACATCAGCTCAATATGCTGACTTGGCTGAAAAGTACACTTCGGATCAACAGTATGAGCCTGGCACAGTTGTTGAACTAGGTGGCGAACAAGAAGTTACACAAACAACTAGGCCAACAAGTTGTACTATCGCTGGAATAGTTTCAACTAATCCTGCATTTCTAATGAATAAAGATTTAGAAAATTCAGTAGATGTTGCACTAATAGGTAGAGTACCTTGTAAAGTAGTAGGCCCTGTGCGTAAAGGTGAATTTCTTGTAAGTAGTCGCACACCTGGTCATGCAGAAGCACACAAAGACTTGCATGGACCACCTGCAGGTAGTGCAATAGGAAAAGCAATCGAATCAAAAGATACAGAAGGCCCCGGAATAATAGAAGTATTAGTTGGGCGTATGTAATGCGTTTACCATTAACAATAGATGATTATGAAGGCGAGTTCATAATACATGATACTCGTATTATTAACGGTAAAAGAGAAGAAGACCGTGAATGGATACCTCGTGCAGTTACCAACAATGATCACAGAGGTTATGCAGTAGTTATTGGCAATGGGCAATCTCGAGAAAAGTTTAATTTAAATTTATTAAAACATCACAAAGGTGGATTATTTGCAAGTATGCGTTGTCAAACATATGGATGTAATGCACTTTATAGAGATTTTACTCCAGATTTTTTGATAGCTCATAATCCTGCAATGGTAAAAGAAGTAGTTGAAAGTGGATATACTGAAAACAAAATTGTTTATAGTAGTGCTCAACAACTTGTTCAATATCCAGGCAAACTTTATTTGATTCCTCAAAATATTAACATGAATGCTGGTGCTCTTGCAACTTATATGGCGGCATTTGATAATCACAAAAATATATATTTGATTGGTTTTGATAATCAGGCTGACCCAACTCATAATAATAATATGTATGCTGGAACTGAAAATTATGGTGATACAAATTCACCAGACCCTGATGGAAAGTGGCTGAACTTTATGTCAAGATTATTTGATGCATATACTGATGTTACATTCACATATGTACACGGTAACCCTGAATATACATTTCCTGAGCAGTGGAACTGGCATAAAAACGTTTTAAAAGCAACTTATAGAGAATTTGTTAGTAATCTTGATATTGGTTAAATTACAACACGCCAATTTGATGGACGATACTCACCTTCATAACTTTTAAGCCAATTTTTTCCTGTCCACTTGTATTGTATATTTGTTGTTGCATTTGTAAAATACTGAATATCAGATACACTACTACTATCAAACGCAACATTCCATTGAGTACCATCCCATTGTATGATATCATTTGCTTTTGCAATTAAATCTTGATTTGTTGTGCTTTTCCAAAAATCTGGTCCGTCAGTATTATCTACATGGCCAATGTCTTCTAAAATTAAGTAACGAGTGCCAACATTTTTTGTAAGTGTATCAGCAACTTTTGTGGGATTAATAATTGCATCAACTGCTGAAAGTGTATTTGTTGGTATGGTATCAGCATCTATAGTGACCAAAAGTATATTAATATCAGTTGGATGATATGCTATTGTACCAACCACTTCGTTGCCTGATTCTAATTCAAATCTTATTTGTGTGATGCCAGGATTAATTGGACCATATTGTTCTAGTACTGCCGCCCAACCTGGTTTTGTTGCTTTTGGATCTGTAACTATTTTTGCAGTATCTTTTAATGTTGGTTCGCCTGTATCTCTAGTTGCTTCTTGCATATAATCAACAAGTTCTGCTTGTCCATTTAATAATATTGCACCATATCTACCAGGAGTAACAACTAATCTGTTTCCTAAAACCAAACTATCATTTCCAATTGAAGCAACAACATCTCCTTGTGCATCGAATATACTATTAACAATTTTATGAATTACACCCATCTTTTTAACATTTGCTGGCATACTTAAAAAGATTGGCATCTCAAATGTTAGTGTAGCAACATCAATTGTATCTTCAGTGCCAACTGGAATAGTTCTACTAGTAAAGTTAACGTCTGTTAGTTCAACAAAACTCAAACTTGTCCAATCAACATAGTTATCAGTGCTTTGTATTTCAAGAGCAGGATTAAATAAACATAGCATCTGTTCAAGTAATTGTAATTTCATTTCAGTGTTGGTGGTAAAGATATCCAAGTTCATTGTTAGATCATATGGAACAGGCATGTGTCTTTCAACTGTTACTGCTTGGCTTTGTGTACGACTGTATGTTTTTGTACTATCATTATATTTTCTTTGTCTAACATGAAGTTTATCAACAAAATTAGGTTCTTGCACACGATCTCTTGCATATTTTAGACTGCTTATATAGGCGCTCATCATTGGAGCATTTGCAACTTTATTTGCACTGTTCTCTCTTAAAATGTTTGCAACATTACGACTCATATCACCATAACGCACTGGCACAGTCAATAAGTCTCTGTCACCTGTAGCACTAGGAGAGCCCACTTCAATTTGAAAGTTACTAAACATTCTAACAAATTGTAATAGAAATCTTCTAATTTGATTGTCATAGAAAAATTGTCTAGCCATTACTCATCTGCCTCTGGTGATAGTGCATCACTAAGTAGTTGTTTATTTTTTCTAGTAACTCCTTGCTCATCCACATAAGTGTTAGAGTTATTAATAAATCTATCTTTTTGTGTATCTCCTTGCCCGCCTGTTGTGTTTGTACGAACTGCATCTTCAATTTTGACCCAACGGTTTCCGTTATACCTAAATAAACGATTTGGCTTGTAATCTAATCTCAACACATAATCTCCTACACTAGCATTTGATGGAAATTGTATAGCCGGAGTAACTGGAAATCCGTTTGGTGCTAGTCCATCTCCTACTAGATGTCCTGTATATCCACTGCTTTGTGGTGTAGTTGGAACTTCATCTACAGTAACTAGTTCGCTACTTGCTTTGATACCTGCGTTATCTGCTGTTTCTGCTTCATCAGGATCAACTGGCGTGCCGTCATTTTCAAGTGGCACAACAAAAAATGGAGTGGTATCATAACCACTTTTTGGAACTTCTTGTTCGGCTTGTTCTATAATTTTTGTGTTAATCTCAAGCTCTTTTTTGTAAGTGCTTAGTAAATCTTTAAGAGTGCTGGTAGTGTCTTCTCCGTCACTTGTTTTTGCTTTAGCATCAAATATATCTTTGTATTCTTGGCTATCCACAAGTGGTGAACACTTGACACGCCATATATGTGGATACCATGTAGGACTAAAGCCTTCAGCACTATTGTTTGCATCTTGTACAACATAGTAACGTCTTAGTGCGGCTGGTAATTCACTATCTAGTGGATAAAAATCTCGCAAATGAGGTAGTTCAAATACATCACCATTGATGATTTTACGACCAATACTATCAATCATATCATTTAAATGAAAACTTATGAATAGTGTATCATTTTGCAAGAACAAACCAAATTGTGTTAAGTCAAAATCTATATCTGCAACGTTGTATATACCACGCAGTTGGTAAACGTCTGGATCGTATTTACGGTCTCTGTTTTCCAAAAATAGCAAGTCTTGAATGTTTGTTTCACTTTGAGTTGCATATCCTGGCTGAGTTGCATCAAATCCTGCTTCGCCTTCAACTGGTATGTTTTCAGTATCAGCACCTAAGTATTTGTGAATGTTGATTCCTGTACCGCCAATGGTAAACATTTCGCGAATTCTGTTGTCAAAAAACTCGTAATCTTTACCGCGATCTGGCTTCCATAATGATAGTCTTGGCATTCTTGTACCTCTTATACAGTATTTATGAATAAGTTCTGGTTGACAAATATGTATAACATGTTATTATAAGTAATATAAGATTGTAGGAGACATGATATATGCCATTAGTTAAGCGAAAGAAAAAAGTAGCACGTTCAGCACCACGAGTTAGACGTGGGGCTAAACTACAAGGTCCAAGTTTTGCTGATTATGAAAGTTTATCAGGATACGAATTTCATAGACTGCGTCAGAAAGCAGTTGATTTTTATTATCAAAATTTTAAACAAAGTGATGTGATTCCATTTGTATACCAATGGATGAAAGCAGAAGGATACAGTAAAAAAGATATTTCGTCTGCTAAGAAAGGTAATATCAGTGCAACAGTTGCAATCTATGCAAAATTATTGTTAGATGGTTGTCCTAATTATCATGAACCACACAACGAGTACTGGGAGTCATGTCCTGGAACAATGAATAGTGTAAGGCCAATTACAGATTTTATAAAGCCAAAAATTGAAGAAGCGATAGCGGCCGGATCTTTGGTTGTAGTAGAACAAAAGGCGGTTGAAGAAACAAAAGCCACAAAGCCAGTTTTGTCTATACAAGAAAAACTAAGAATTACAAGTTTAAATTATGCATCTATATTTGAAGATGAAATAGATGATATAATTGACAATATCCAAAAGTATAATGTCAAAGATTTTAATCCAGTAGGAACAATGAGAAAGCATGAAATAAAAGCAAATCATGCTCGTATTATGCGACAGTACTTCCAGCCACTTGCAGATGAGTTTTCTGAGTTAACTGGACCTAAGAAAAAAGATAATGATTTGTATAACCAACTAATTGAAGGTTATGCACATATTGACACAAAGTCGCAAAAGAAAATTGCAACTATATATCAAGCATTAATACAAGCATGTGATATGATTATTGCTAGTCAAAAAGCAAATCAAACACGAACTAGAAAGCCTGTTGCTAAAGACAAGATAGTTAAAAGGATGAAGTATCAAAAGGAAGATACAAATCTAAAACTTGCTAGTATTAATCCAGTGGACATACTTGAAGCATCTGAGTTGTGGGTATACAATACTAAAACTCGTAAGTTAGGAAAGTATGTTGCGGAACCACATGCTACATTACAAGTCAAAGGTACAACAATACTATACTATGATGAAAAGGAAAGTATTCAAAAGACTCTTAGAAAGCCAGCACAACAACTTGCTGAATTTGCCAAGGCTGGAAAAGTAGTGCTTAGAAAGTTTATGAGTGAAATAAAAACAACAGATACTAAACTAAATGGCAGGGTTAATGATCAGACAATACTCCTAAAAGTTGCTAAATAATAGTAATCCAAAGGAATAAAAATGGCTGATTTAGCAACTGAAAAACAAAAACTATTCGATTATATTACACTAAGTCTAGGTGGAGGCATGGTTGATGTCGAACTTGATGCGGCACACTATGACATTGCTCTACAAAAATCATTTGATGTGTACAGACAAAAAAGTAGTAATTCAGTTGAAGAAAGTTATGGTTTTCTTGAGCTAATAAAAAATCAACAAGATTATACATTACCAGATGCAGTACAAAACGTAAGACAAGTTTTTCGTAGTACTACAGGTAATGTTGGTAGTGTATTTGAGCCATTTGAAGCAGGCTATATGAATACATATATGTTAGTCGCTGGTCGTGTTGGCGGACTAGCCACATATGATTTTTACAAGCAATATCAAGAAATGGCAGGACGTATGTTTGGTGCATACCTTGTCTTTACATTTGATCCAGTTACAAAAAAGTTAACACTTGTTCGCAATGTACAAAGTGATGGAGAAACTGTTTTACTTTGGATGTACAATACTCGCCCAGATGTTAACCTATTAACAGATCCACGTTGTAAGCCGTGGATATATGATTATGCTTTGGCTCGCAGTAAGTATATGTTAGGAGAAGCAAGAAGTAAATTTGCTACTATTGCTGGCCCACAAGGTGGCACAAGTCTTAACGGTGATACTTTAAAAGCAGAAGCACAACAAGAAATGGATAAATTAGAAACTGATTTATTGAACTATGTTGATGGACAAATGCCATTAACATGGGTAATGGGATAACTTAATTAGAAGGTAACATATGATAATTGGAATCTGCGGTTTGATCGGTAGCGGCAAAGGAACCGTTGCGGATATTTTAGTCAATACACATAAATTCACAAAAATTAGTTTTGCTGATAAACTTAAAGATGGCGTAGCAAGTGTGTTTGGATGGGATCGCAAAATGCTAGAAGGAGATACAGATGAAAGTAGACAGTGGAGAGAGCTTAAAGACGACTTTTGGTCTAATGAAACAAAAATGGAAGTCACTCCTCGCTTGGTTCTTCAGTTATTTGGTACTGATTGTATGCGTAATGGCTTCGATGACGGAATCTGGGTAAGCCTAGTTAAAAAAGAATTATTGGATAATCCAGGACGTAACTATGTTATTCCAGATGTGAGATTTGCCAACGAAGTTGATATGATCAGAGATGTTGGTGGAGAAGTTTGGGAAATAAAACGTGGACCAGATCCTGAATGGCTAATAGAATACAAAACAAATGGTAAAGAACCAAAAGTACATGCCAGCGAATGGAAATGGATCAAATC